ATTTATGGATATGGTTCTCCAATTCACATGGCAATGCGTATTTTGCGCCCAAATGCTGGTGGTGTTGGTGGAATCCCTACAATTGTTTACCCTCAAGAAGCTGCTGGATCTTCAGTAGCAAATGTTCAAACTATTACGGTAACAGGAACAGCCGATGCAAACACAACTCACAATGTTATAATTGGAGGTCGTGCTATTTTAGATGGTGGTTCTTATGCTGTTAATGTAGTTACTGGTGAAACACCAACACAAGTAGCAACTAAAATTAAAGATGTTATTAATAACGTTTTAGGTTCACCATTTATTGCTACTTCTGCAGCAGGAGTTGTTACTTTAACTGCAAAATGGACTGGATTAACATCTCAAGGATTAACGGTTTCAGTTTTTACGGGAGACGAGGACGCGGCACTTACTTATGCAATAGCTGAGGATGCAGCAGGTTCAGGAACGCCAACAGTTACAGCAGCACTCACTAATTTCGGAGATGATTGGAACACAATTGTATTGAACACATACGGTTTAGTTACAGCTACACTTGACGAATTAGAAGCTTTTAACGGTATTCCAGACCCAACAACACCAACAGGACGTTTTGTAGGAATTACAATGAAACCATTTATTGCAATTTCAGGATCCGTTTCAGACGAAAATACAACAATTACAGATGCACGTTTAAACAACGTAACTATTGCCGTTGCGCCAGCTCCATTGAGTAAAGGTCACGCTTTAGAAGCAGCAGCAAATATGACTGTATTATTTAGTCGTGTTTCTCAAAACACTCCTAATTTAGACGTTGCTGGCAAAACTTATCCAGATATGCCAACACCAACTTTGATTGGTGCAATGGCGGTTTACAACAACAGAGATGCTTATGTTAAGAAAGGTAATTCAACTGTTAGCTTGTCAACTGGAAGGTATAAAGTAGAAGATTTTGTAACTACTTACCACCCACTTGGAGAGACTCCTCCACAATTCAGATACCCACGTAATTTAATGCTGGATTTCAATGTTAAATTTGGTTACAGATTACTTGAGGAAATAAATGTTGTTGACCACTCAATTTCAAACGATAATGATCCAGTTGATGCAGCGAAAGTTGTTAAACCAAAGCAATGGACAGCGGTATTAAATGAATATGCGGACGATTTGGCGCGTAGAGCGTTAATTGCAGACCCATCATTTATGAAGGATTCAATTACGGTTTCTATTTCAACTGCTAATCCAGACAGATTTGAAACTTTTTTTAGATACAAAAGAACTGGTTTTGCTAGAATTTCAAGCACAACAGCAGAGGCTGGTTTTAATTTCGGACAATAATTTAATTTTAAATACATAAAATAATGGCAACAGCAGGAGATATTACGGAAATCACGGTAAACCACCCAGTATTGGGTAGTAGATCGTTTTTCACTAAGGCAAATGAGGGTAACACATATGACCAAGGAGGTTTTAGAAACTCAGATGATGCAGCTAATATTGCTAGCAATGGCGAATTAATAATTAGCAAATCTCAGGTTTCTGGAATGCTAGAAGCTTTGATTGAAAACGATATGAACATCCGTGAAGATGCGGATTTCGTAAACCAACTGGCTGCAAGCCCCGTTCAAGGAGTATGGACTTTTTCAGTAGTGAACGGTGCTGTATTCAAAGGGCGGGGTGTTCCAGTTGGAGATATTCAGCCAGATATTGTGGCAGGAACATTCACATTGAAAATCGCAGCAGGTAGATTTACCAAAATAATCGGTTAATAAAAACAAAACAATTATGCAGTCAGTAAGCAGAGAAGTTGCAACCAATGAGGTTGAAGGATGGTTAGATTTTAAAGGTGTAAGAACTAGAAAAAGAGAATCTAACAAAGAATATATCGAGCAGTTAATAGAGGGTGTTGAAGATGGTTATTTATCAATTGATGAAGATAAGAACATTCACTTAGAACTTGCTAGGCCTATTGGTAATGATAAACAAATTAAGGAATTAAAATTTAAGCCTTTAATGCAAGTTAAGGATTACCACCCGCATTTAAAGAGTGTAAAACCAGGCGATTCTGACGGTAGAATGATGGCTTACATTTGCGGGTTAACTGGTGAGAATAGCGGTGTTATAGCACAATTAGACACTGAGGATAACACTATTGCAACTAATATTGCGGTTTTTTTCTTTTAGAGTTTTCATTAGATGTTATGGTGCGCTCTATTGTAAGGGCGCACCATTGGACGCCAACGGAAATTGAAAACCTATATTTAGACGATAGAGATTTCCAAAGTTTAGGGTATTGGTATAATGACGTAATGGCAGTTGAAAATTCGATAAACGATGAGTAAAAAATTTGTAGTTCCTAGTGTATTTACAGCCGTTGACAAGTTCAGCGGCCCAGTAAGCAAGATGAGCCGAAATGCGGAAACGTCAATGGCTAGGATGGAACGCAAATTTCGTAAAGTAGGAGACGTTTCTCGCAATGTCTCCAAGAAGTCAGCAATGATAGGTGTGGCTATTTTAGCACCCTTAGCATTAGCAGCAAATGAAGCTGTGAAATTTGAAAGTGCAATGGCAGGAGTCGCTAAGGTGGCAAATGTCGATATAGGATCAAAAGCATTTGAGAAACTTTCTACACAAGCAAAAGCGTTAGGAGTAACATTAGGAATTGACGCCAAAGAAGCGGCTGGCTTAATGGCTAATTTAGCACAAGGTGGTGTTGCAATAGGTGACTTAGATAGAGTTGCTAGCCTAGCTGGTAAAATGGGTGTTGCTTTTGATATGACTGGCGATATGGCTGGTGAAGCATTCATTAAAACAAAGAACGCATTAGGAGGCACGATTGAGGAGACTCAAGCTGTTATGGACACCGTGAATATGTTAAGTAATACCTTTGCTGCTTCGGCAAGTGAAATAGTTACTTATATGGCAAATAGTGGTTCTGGAATTGCTAGAGCGGTTGGTGCTTCGGGTAGTGAACTAGCTGCATTTGGTGCGCAATTTATTTCTATTGGTAAAACAGCAGACGTTTCAGCAACATTAATGAAAACATTCACTAGAAAGGTTTTACAAACAAAATCATTAAGAAAAGTTTACGATAGTGTAGGAGGTGGTGCTGCTGGTATGTTAGCAGTTATTGAAAATGGTACAAAGATGGCTTCAAAAGAGCAAGATTTATATTTCGCACAATTTGGAGAACGAGCTATTGACATTCAAACTTTAGCAACTAATTTCGGTGATTTATCTGCAAAAGTTGACGCTTCAAGGAATTCAATGCAAAATGCTGGAAGCGTTCAAGGGGAATTTGAAAACATTACAAATACCGCTGGTTTTAAGCTAGAACAAATGAAAACCAGACTTATGTCGGTTGCTATAACTTTAGGAACGGCTTTGATTCCAATTATTTCAAAGGCAGTTGAGAAAATAACTCCATTGATTGAGAGGTTTAGCACATGGATGAGTGAAAATAAAAGATCTGTAAAGACATTTATAAAGGTTGCCGCTGCAATTGGCGCTTTGGCAGTTGGTATAAGTGTTATAAGTGGTGCGGTTGCGATTGCATCAAAAGGATTTGCGGTTTATAAGCTTGGATTATTAGCATTTAACCACGTCGTAAAAGCAGCTCAAGCGGTTCAATTAATATGGAACGCTGCAATGTTAGCAAATCCAGTAGGTTTAGTTATTACATCGGTTGCTGCGCTAGCTGCTGGGGTTTATTTACTCTCGGATGCGCTCTCTTCGCAAACTAGGGAACAACGTTTAAATAATAAGGTGAATAAAAGAGCTTTAGAAAACTCAATTGACCAGCGTGTTGAGGTTCAACTATTATTCAGTAAACTTAGAAAATTAAATCCTGAAAGTGCATCATACGCTACTACACTGGCTAAAATAGAAGGCATTCAACCAGGTATAACTAAGCAATACGGACTTCAACTAGGCGCTATTGACGCGATGAATACGGCGGAAAGAAACCTCATTAAAAATATTACAGAAAGATCTCTTTTACAAGCTAAAAAGGACGTAATGGGAGACAATGCAAAATCAATTGTTGAACTCAAAAATAAAGAACATACATATTGGGAAGAAACTAAGGCAGCTTGGTCTTCATGGGATGCGTTTTGGGGTGATGAAGATGCAATCAAAAAAGGTGTTATAGCAGCAAGGCAGGGAGACATAAATGAATTAAGTTCACAAAATAAAACATTAGGGAATGAAATTATTTCAGATGAAGAAAAACTAGCAAACCCTCAAAAAACGCAAACATTAGCAACCTCTCAAATGATAAATAAATCAACAAAAGAAAATATAGAGTTGACCGTAACTGATGAGTTTAGAAGTTTATTTAGCTTAAATAAAAAAGGCTCAACAACAACTAATATGGCAATGCCAAACGTGCCACCAACAAATTAATTATGTCAGATTTAAAATTAGTAGAAACATTCGATGGGGGTGATTTAATTCTTAATGGAAATGATTTGCAAGTAATTGATGGTTTTCAAAACATGATTTATTTGGCTTTATTTGGTGGAAATGTTGAGCAATCGACGAAGCAATATAATGAAGATGATGAGCGTTTTGATTTTTGGGCAAATAGTCTATTAATGTTAGACTCTCCTAATATTCAATACAATTCAGAAACCGAAAGAACACTTAATGAAGTAGCTTTAAATAGCCGTGGGAGGTTATTAATTGAGCAATCTGCAAAGAAGGATTTAGAATTCATGCAAGATTTTGCAAACATTACTGTTAGCGTTACGATTTTAGCAAGTGACAAAGTAGGAATTAAAGTGATTTTACAAGAGCCAAATGAGTTGGAATCAAACGAATTTAACTATATTTGGGCAGCAACTGAGAAGGAACTATGATAAATTTACCAACAACACAACAGATTTATAATAATATTATAGCTGATTTAGAGGCTAAATATAGTATTACTATTCCAACTATTGGGAAATCTTTTTTGCGCGCTTATGCTTCTGTTTTGGCTGGGCATTTGAAATTATCTTATTTGCTAATCGGAAATGTACAAAAGAATATTTTTGTTGACACAGCGGATCCTGAATCTCAGGGCGGGACGCTTGAAAGGTTTGGATTTGTAAAATTAGGTCGTTATCCATTTAAAGCAACGCAAGGTATTTATGAAATTCAAGCAACTGGTGAAATTGGCGCAATTATTCCAGCAGGAACTACATTTAAAAGTGATGATAACTCATTAAACCCTGGCTATTTATTTATTAGTGATAGTTCGGTAACGCTATTAAATACAACTTATGGGTTTCCAGTTAGAGCTTTAACGGCTGGTTTAGAATCTCAGTTGCAAGTAGGAAACACATTAACTGTTACCGCTCCACTAGCTAACATTGATAGTTCATTTGAGGTTAATGTTGAAGTTACAGAACCAATTTCAGCAGAAGGTATTGAGGCTTACAGGCAAAAAGCAATTCAAGCTTATAGACTAGAACCTCAGGGTGGTGCGGGTGCTGATTATAGACTTTGGGCTTCCGATGCGCAAGGGGTTAAGCAATCATACCCTTATGCAGCTGGAGGTAATGGAAATCAAGTTGTTTTATATGTTGAAGCAACAACAGCAGATTCAACAGATGGGAAGGGTACTCCATCGGCTCAAATATTAACAGATGTTGAAGAAGCTATTGAAGACCCAACAGTTGACAGACCTTCAAGGAAACCAATTACAGATATAGTAAATTATCAAGGTATTACGCCTTTAGATGTTGCTATTACTATTAATGGTAGTAGTTTTACAACAGCTCAAGAAACATTAATTGATAATTCTTTAGAAATTACATTGTCAAAGATAAGGCCTTTCGTTTCATCAATAGATGTTTTATCAGATAGGAATGATATTTTTGACACAAACAAAGTGATTTCAATAATTTTAGAATCAGTCCTTGGCAGTTCGTTTGGTGCTATTGATTTAGTAATAGATGGTAATGCAGTTAGTACATTTACTTTCACGGATGGAGATATTCCTTACTTAAACTCCGTTACTTATGCCTAATTTCTTAGAACAAATATCGAAATTAACCCGCCAACTACTACCAACTGGCAGGGCGTTTGGTAATAAATTAAACGGGGTTAATCAAAAATTATTTGAAGCAACTGATAAAAATATAGCGTTATTAAATAGTGATGCTTATAGCGTTTTAGATTCTATACTTCCAGATAATGATGGGTTTTCAGCAGATGACGCCACAAGATGGGAGCAGAGACTTGGAATGATAACAAACACCGCTGTAAGTTTAGCAGATAGAAAATTAGCTATTATTCGTAAAATGAACCACCCGGGTACTATTTTAGCTAGGCAATCTGTGGATTATTTACAGGATAGATTGCAAGCAGCTGGATTTGATGTTTATGTTCATGAGAATGGAGGTTTAAGTATTGAAAACGTATTGACCGCTAATAACACGTCTACTCAATTAAATCAAAATCAATTAGGTAATTTTCAATTATCAAACATTTACTCTTATTATAGTGGTCTTCTTGAGGTGGTAAAAATTGGACAATTAAATTTAGGACAGTTTAATTTAGGGCAATCATTTTCAAACAACGTTATTGCAAATCAAATTGATGAAACTTTAGATGCTCCATTTTACTTAGGGGGTAATATTTCAAGAACTTTTTTTATAGGCGGTTCAACTTTAGGAACTTTTGCCGATGTAGATATAAATAGAAAAGAAGAATTTAGGCAATTAGTTTTAAGATTAAAGCCTGTTAAATCAGTAGGATATTTATTAATCAATTATATTTAAACATGAAGTTATTAGAAAATAAAACAAATGTAGATGCTCCAACAACAGCATACCCATTTGGAGAATTAAAAAACGATACTGGAACTAATGATGGAACACCAGTTGATCAAGAATTATTGGGAGATTCTATGCAATTTTTTGAAAAGGTTTTTAATGAGTCAGGATTAACAGCTAATGGATTACCAGACAATGAGACTAATGGTTTCCAATTATATGAAGCTTTAAGGACTTTATTTCCTGTACGTCAAAAGATTGTTGATATTGGAGATTGGGACATGGACGCTGATAACGTTAAGGTTGTAAATCATGGTTTGGATTTCACAAAAATTAGAGGTGTAGATGTTATAATTAGGTCAGACGATGACTTGCTTAGGGTTCCGTTAATTGGAACGGAGGGTACAGTCGGTCTTATTAATGGAACTCAAATACAACTAGCTAGACTAACAGGCGGTGTTTTTGATGGGACTGGATATGATTCAACTGGATATAACAGAGGTTTTGTTTTAATTGATTATATAGATTAAAATTGTA